TGCACTATTAACTGATGTGTATGCAGCCTCTGCGTCGGAATATCCCGGTGCTAATGATGCATGTTGATCCATGCCTTCAGTGATAAAAGTAAGACGAATCTGTTGCGCCAATTCCGCGTTGCTATTAGCATTAAACCACCCAGTCGTTGATCCAGGCAAAAATCGCGTCTGAGAGAAATAAGGAATACGGATTCCTAAAGTTCTCTGTTCTCGGGTGTCAACCAAAGTTGCACCAGAAGCATAAGTTCCAAGGATAAAATTTAAGAACCTACGAATACTGGTTAACTTGTGCTGAATATTCACCTGTATATCGCGAAAAGCAAATTTTGCAGGGGTCAATGTGTTTCCCGTATCAAAGAGCAAAGAACGCTCATATATGTTGCGAGAATTAGCAAACGTTGGACCGGAAATAGACTGAGTTATGTTCTGATCTGTATACGGAGAAGAGCGAATAGGCCGAGGATAATTGTAGCAAAACGAATTGGATGTGTGCCAATAGTTGCTTCTAGCTGCTGCCATCGTTGACACGCGGCAACCAGATTCAACCATAGGATAAAATTTCCAATTGTAACTACCACGAAAACCCACAAAACACTCACGAATCAAAGGAAAAAGATTGGTGCGTGCCATATTAGGGTAAAATGTCCGAGCCGTACCACCCGACCCTGTGTACGGATATCCGGGAGAAGGAGTTCCAATGGTCATCACAGTGTTGCGACACGGCGAAGAAGTGCCAAAAGAGTATGGCAAAACTGGCAGTATCACAGTTGTAACTGATGGAGGAGAATGAACATTCACCGTTTTCAGGCCTTGTCCAGACATTTGGGTCTCTGCTCGCGGGACTTCTACATGAATTGTATCATAAAACACGTCTCGCTGAAGCAGTGAGCGTAATGACAAAACTTTCTCTCCCTCATACACCGACTCATGGACTGAAGTGGAAGGCTGAAATGTATGCTCTTGGTTATCCTCACCTTGTGGGTACATGGTATCATAGCACAACCGTCGATTCATCAAATTGACTGTATCTTCGGCAGTGTATATAGTACCAACATAACCACGGGTGAAAGTACCAGACTCAGTGGGAAAAGTGGTATCCCAAAATGAGGTGTTGTGCGTGATAGTTAAGTTCGGTCCGTTATCCAATGGGTCATAAAACTCCATATCTTCATACCATACATGAACCATGATAGGAACAGGATAAGTAGTGTCTGGCGCTTGCAACTTGGTCAAAACTGAAACTCGAAGGAATCCATTGAAATAGTCCTCATAATTATCAAGCCC